CGGAACCCGAGCAGGATCGGTTCGCGTCGAAACGCGCAACCAGCAAGCAGGCATCGCACTCTACTTTGAGGTTTTAAGCTCTGCCGCCAGGGGGATTTAAGTAAACCACCTCAGTTACCCAATCTGAGGTGAGCCTGGTACTGCACGCGCCTAGGGGAAGATACAGGCTGCCCTAGGGAGCTCCTCTGGTCCACTGGGGAGGTCAAACCCCAGTGACCAGTGGTACTATTTATCGCGTGTACGCCGCGAGGGAGTGGCCAAGTGCCCACCGGTGGTGTCCGAAGCCAAACCAGGTGACGGGGTCGCCCGCGTTGGCGACATCCCCCTCACGGAGGGCGCCGAAAGCAGGGCGTCCATAACCCCGGTATTTGACGGCGGGATGGCGAATAGAATATTGGTTAGCCCAAGCCGCGCCAAGCGAGTGGCCAACAACTCGCCGTGCTCGAACCCGGCGAGCAAGACGTTCAAAACGATCCTGCTCAGCTGGGTGTGCACCAAGGACGAGTTGTGGCCAATCTGTAACCGCTTGGCGCAACGACCTGGTACCATGCATATAAACAGTGCCACCCACCGCTATAGGGGCTCCAACACGGTAGGACAAACTTAGCCACTCCGCATCATCCTACGATGTGAGAAATGTGCGCTCGCTGCCCAAGCCAAGAGAACGGCCACCCACTTCGGAGGGCCGCATGGTACGCGGGCCGATGGAGCTGGTGGCCCGGGAAGAACCAGAGGTGCCGAGTGAAACAGACGTTGTAGCAGCGCGAACGCTGCCAAGCGACGCAATAGGGAATGTAGTGTGAAGACCCGACCGCGAGTCGCCCATGGGGTAAACCACACGCCACTGACAATTAAGAGTGACGGTGTAGTTCACAGGCGCGGCGGTGGGCAACAAGACCAGCGCAACGGGCAACAAACAGTCAGTTGACCGGTTGCTGCCCGGGACTCCCGAAATGGGTCCAAACAATGCGTTGGTAGACCACTCCGTAGCGTCTTGCGGTGCACAACAAGCCACCGCAGGTCGTGTCATGGAACCATAGGCAGAGTGCATCTTGGCCTCGCGCCGCGTGATCAAAGCCAGAGCCACGTCGTTCCAAGTCGTAAATGACGAGCGAGTGATGTTGCCCGGCATCGTGCCTTGGTAGAAGAAACCCTCAGCTGTAGTGGCCGTGGATCCACACTGAGTGGTCACGGTCAATGCGTGCAAGCGCAGGAACGCCCCTGAGGGCAAAGCAAGCGCTTGTGGGTCCGAAACGTATGTCTCGGTGGTCCCAGGAGGGTCGGTGGCAACGCCATGGATGGCAATCAATGGCGTGACATTGATCTCGGGCGCAAAGGCTGTGTTGGTGTGCTCCCCAAAGAGCGCAACACGGTACTGCCCAAAGACGTTAGTGGTGAGGGTGAACGACACCCGGGTTCTGAGAACGGCGTAAGGCGCCGTCGCCATTGGCGGCGCTAGGTGAATGCCCTGTCGTGCATCGACGATAGCGGCGGTAGGAAGCGCGCGCGGCCGGCGTGGCGCGGTGGGCTTGCGAGTTCGCATGGCAGCTCGCAACACGCCCGCCAGAGACTTCGTCTTGGTCGGACGCATTGCGGAAACACGGCGCAGCTGGACGCTGCCCCGGGAGCTTGCTGCTCGAGCGCGTGCCCGCCGGCGTAAAGCCATGGCGAGCGTGTAAGGTGGGTCGATGCCCACTTTGCAGTCGTTGTTTTACCCGGTTACACACCAGGGCAGTACACCTCCCGCAGCTCCGCATCGGGGTCCATGGACTCAATGAATTCTCTGAACCAACGCGACTCCCGCTGGGTGTTGCGCAACACGAAAGCGACCCCGTCCGCTGCGTCAGTGTCGTAGTGGAGGGAACCGTCCGTGTATGCGCTCTTTGTCAAGAAGCGGTTGAGGGTCTTCGCGGAGTTCATGTACTCTACGCGGTAGGACGGCCGGCCATTCTCAACTGACCGGTAGAAGGCGTGCGACGTGTACTCGGCGACAGGCACACCAGATGATGTCAACGGCGTGCCAACTGTCAACGACCCCGGCTTGGTGTTGATGCCCCATGCGGAGAGCGTCTCCAAGACATCGTCGATGTCCAAGCCGT